AATTTTACGCAGCAGCCTGTCCGCGAGCGTACTCGGGTTTGCGTCGCCGCTTGCATTGAGAACGACTTCGAGATTTTCGCCGAGCTCGGACAAAACTCCCTTTGCGGTAAGAACGTAACGGTGTCTTGTATAGTCATAGGCCATCACATCGTCGTCTTTCGGATAAGTTGCCGATTCTTGCATAATTGCCTCCTGAGAGTAAATATTTTTTATTTAGGGGTTGACAAATTCGTTGCTTTGGGGTATAATATAATAAAGTGCTTAATGGTTGCATGAGGAAATCTGCTTATGCTTAAAAATCGGTCAAGGGACTCGCACCGATATACCCATTAAGCCTTTTTTATTTCCATATTTCCATTGCGGTAACTATCCATTTAATTTTCTTATCAAAATATGTCGGCATAATTCCCACTCTATATCCATCGTAATCAATATTGAATCTGCCATCACCATCTTGCTCAAACTTCCCTTTCTCGATTATTTCGGGAATTTTTTTTACCATTTCCAAACCTCGAATTGTTCCTTTTCCACTTTCAAAGAGCCTATCTCTTTTTAAAATGGCATGTAACAATCCGCCTTTTTTGTTGCCCCATACAATATCGATACCACCTATCTCCGGTCGCTCAAAAGCACCCTTAATATGTCCTCGCTTCTCTTGCAAAAGTTTATCAATCGCGTCTTTTCCTATGTAACCTTTAAACTCTTCACCGAAAAAATCTTCTTGGTCTTTAATCTGCCGTAATGAAATAGAGTTTCGACTTTCATAAGCCTTATGTAAAGTAAAATCGTCCACCGAGCCGTCACTATTAAGCGGCAACTCCAAACCGCTATCTTTCGCCCAACGTATGCGTTCGTTGACCTCGGCGGAATAACCGTCTCTTTCTTCATAGCGACCGTTTCTTTTATTAAATTCTTGCGGTTTGCCGCCCGCGCCTGTCTTTTCTGCCATAGCACTACTCCTTCTAATTAAATGGAAAGGGACTTGATAACGCTCAAATCCCTTAGAAAGCGATTTACTTGCTACTCTTTCGATTTAGGCGAACGCGTCTGTGCCGCAGTGAGCGACTGTGTTACCTCATACGTAGCCGCCGCGGTATTCTCCGCCGTTATATCCACCGTAGCAGCGGTATAGCCTGCCGCCGAGATATCGACGCTTGCGGTTTTGCCTCTGCCGAGCACAAACGTATAGGTCCCGTCGGCATTATTGATGTAGCCTACGGATTTGCCGTCACTTGTTATTTTAAGCGCGGCGCTGTCTATCTTCGGCGCAGTACCCGATTCGGGCGTAGGTCCGTTCACGGTGACAGTAACGGTCGTGGTCGTGCCGTCGTCGTAAACTCCGACTCTTTGAGTCTTGCCGTAATCGGAATCGAAACCGTAAGACTTGATTATCGCGTCGAAGTCTGCGGGAGCGATTATGTTGCCCTGTTCGTTGACGGGGTTCACGAAGTCCGTAAGAGTGCCGCCTGCGGACGCTACCACAAGACCGATAGACGAAGGACGAACCACGCCGCAGCCCCAGCGCCACAGGTTTTGGATTTTCGTACCCACGGCATTGCCCGGATTCGGTATCGGATTTATGGTCGTGCTCGCGACGCCGAACGCCGTACCCTCGGAGTTTGCTATGTAAGCAAGGACCTTGCCCCACTGAGGATACTGCTCGGCGGTTATACCCGCATAAGCAGCCGCCTGCCGCCAGTAGCTGTCGGGCACGACTTTGATATACACACCCGAATACATGCCGCGTATAAGGTTGCCTTTGGGTCTGCCGTCCTCGGTAAATGCGCCGCGAACAAGCATTTCCTGTGCGAGATTGCTCTGCACAAGTACGCCGTTTTTGACGGTGAACAGCAAATCGAACAGCGACTGTTTCATGACGATAACCGAGTGTTCGAGAGAGTATTGCACGATACCCTCCGCCCACGTGGTTGCGGGGTTGGTCATGAGTCCGATTATCTTGTTCATGATGCTCTGCAAATATCCTTCGTCGGTATTGGTTACGTCCACGCCCACAAGGCTCTTGTTACCGTTCTGCGTCGCCTGATACAATCCCGCCTTTATCTGCGTTGCCATAACGGTGCTGTCTTGCATGTTTGCGACGGTATCGGGAATCATGGCGGTATACTGCGCCGCGATGGGCAGCGATACCATGTCCTGCGAGAGCTCGTAAATAATCGTTGCATCGTCGTACAACTGATTAAAAGGTATTTCTATGCCGTTTGTCTGCGGCTGGTTCGGAAGGTTACGGTTTTCCAACCCGTCGTTGCCCGGCGTGCCGTTGACCGAACTGCCGGGATACTGCCCTACCGTTATCGTGCGGGGCGAATAACGCGGCGGCGCCATTATAGGTACGCGCACCGAGGACGCATTTTTTGCCTGCGCCGTGCGGGACGTAATTCCCATGCCGTCGACAAAGATGCGTGCGTTAAGGTTGTTGCGCATCCAAATATTCCACAGCACGCGGTCCGTAAGAATGTCGTCGACGTTGGGATAGTTGCCGTCACCCACGCCGTACTGCGCATAAGCTTTGCCGAGATTGGTCATAACCTGCGAATACAATATGCGGTCGGAAAGTCCGCTCGTTTCTACTACTGCCATAAAAATTCAATCCTCCTTTTTTTATTTTCCAAGCAGTTGGTCGATACGTTTTTCGTTGAACTCTTCTTCATGCGCCGACGGGACGTGATGAGAAGAAAGTCCGTATTTTTGCTTCTTTTCTTCCAAGGTTTTTTCCGCTTCTTTTTCAAAGCGGGCTTCGAGCGCATCCAAGCGGGCAAGTATATCTTTCATACCGTCGTCTTGCCGCTGCTCATACTGCTCGTCGGCTTTATCTTCCCGCTTCTCTTCGGGCGTGTCATCTTGCTCATGAAGCTCGCTCGCGTCGCCTTTGCCGTCTGCATGCTCTGCGCCGAGAGCTTCATGCTCGCGAGCCTGTGCGCTTTGACTGTCTTCCTGGTCGTTTTCCTTCTCTTGCGCCGCTATGCTTTCATGCACTCTATCCGCAATCGATTGATGAAACGACTTCTTATCTTCGTCGGACAAATCTTCATACGCTTTTCTTACTTCTTCCAAAGTGGACGGTTTCTTGTCTTCTTTCTTACTGAATAATGCCATTTTGTTTTTTACCTCCTATTTTATTTTTTCGGCATTGAAAAACCGCGAGGGTGGTCGCGGCTCCGTGTGGTTTTCATTGTGTGTATTCTCCTTTTATTTTTGATTTAGGGGTTGACAAATTCATTGTTTTGAGGTATAATAATTACAGGCTAACACGAATGGCAGAAATAATCGCGCTCGCCTGCCGCTTTGATTTTGTTCAATTGCGATGGAGGGTATGCGCGTCCTCCCTGTTAGCCTTTTTTCTTTGCTCTTTCAAACGCTTTATTCCCGACAAAATAAGCATGTACAACTTCAAAGTTATCTTTTTTATCGTCTACATCAAGTAGCGCGAGTCCTATCTCGGGCTTTTCTTTTGAATTTATTTCGATAACTTTTGCAAAATGATAATACGGTTTATCTTTATGAGCACGAAACACCTCGGGCGAATCATATAATGCGTTTTTTATAATCGATTCGACATCATCGTTAGTCAAGTCATAGTGTTCGACTGCATTTCTGTCGATTATGCTTTTTTTAAGCAAAACCGGTTTATTCTTGCTTGCTCCTATTTTTTGAAGCTCGGCTGCGTTAAGTTCGGGCAAAATATTGTCTTTCTCAAAATCGATATGTACGCTTGCTATTTTTTCGGCAGGCGTCATTTTTCTTTCGCTCTTGCTCTCTGCGTACAGTTTTTGCAGCCGCACATCGTCCAAAGAACCGTCAGCGTTAAGAGGCAACTCGATTCCGTTGTCTTTCGCCCAGCGTATGCGTTCGTTGACTTCCGCAGCATAGTCAGACCCGACGTTGTCTGTAAACCGTCCGTTTTTATCCCTCGGATGTTTGCTTTCGTCAAAGTACACAGTCTTTTCTCCTTCAAAGTAAATCGATACGGCTCGGATAATATGCCCTGCCGTTGTCACGGCTTAATTTCATATACTCTTTGCGCCACATCCTTGCTTGATGTTTTGCATTCGAGTGCAATTTTTCATTTATACCTTTATTCATAACGGCTTCGGTTTCCCACTTACGGACTATGGTTTCGAGTTCGCGCTGTTTTGCGTTTATGTCGCGTTCACGCTGTTGCGTCTTTTTATCCACATGCGGAATTATCATGCCCTCTTTATAAGGCATGAGCGAGTGACGGCAGTTAAACCCGAGCAGACCGTTTTTATACGTCTTGCCCGCCTTGGTCGTATAATATATATCCGTAGCGTTTTCCAAAGGCTGATAAGCCTTGCCGTCGGACGTTGTACCGCTTGTCCCGTCAAGACTGTACACACGCCCTTGATACGGATAGCATCTGTCGGAACAATCCGCATGCACGGACGATACTACAAGTTTGACTCCCGCTTCTTTGAGGTCGGATATTTGCGATAAATGCGCATCATAACGCACTTCCATTTCTGCACGGTTGCGCATGGAGTTGCGGCTGTCGATATCGTCGGGGTCAAGCGCATTCTGTCTGCAAAGTTGCGTTATCACGGGTGCAACGTGCTTTTCAAGATATTCTTTTGCGTACACTTGCGTCGGGATACCTTTTGCCTCGGTAACATAAGTAAGCGACTCACGCACTGTTTTATCCGCGTTTTGAGGTCGTACTTTGGAAAGGCTTTCTCCCGTCAAAGCAAGGAGCGCCAAAAGCAAAGTCGGATTGCTTCCGAAAGAGCGCATATAAGTTGCATACTGCCTTTCGGCAAACGCATTCAACGACCGATATGCCGCGTCTTTGAGCGCTGCAACGGTTATGCCTTTTAACGCCGCAGAAATAATCTTTTGAACCGCGCTGTTGATTTCGGCTTTTGTTTTTCTGCCGAACCAACCGTCGCGCACGGCAATGCGAATGCGTGTCTGCGCCTCTTCTATCGCCTGCGCCTGTGTGTTTAATCCTCTGTCCGCAAGTTTCACAATCAGCCTCCGAAGTAATCGGTCGGATTAAACGCCGCGCTTCCGAATGCTTGCGATTGTCCGTCCTCTTTGATTTTCGCAAGATAGTCCTGCGTTTCGTTTACGGAAAGGTTATTGACTTGCTGCACCGCAATTTCTCTCGGGATAATCTGCGCCGCAAGATTCTGCCGTATGTTCTCGTCGAACTTCAACTTATTGCCTATATAATCGGTAAGTTTAAGCTCGATGTCCGTAGACAGTCCTTCCTGATAAGCCACTTCTTTAAGCATGCGGTTGAATACGGGAATATCCAACAAGTGTGCCTGTCTTACACTTGCACGCGTAAGGTTTTCCTCTGCCGTTACTTCCGTTGCTGTTTTAGCCGAATTGTCGGGCGTAAGATGCGGGAAAATACTTGTCGGAGAAAACCCCGAACGGACGACGGCTTCTTTTTGATACAGTTCCCACATTGCACGGTATTGGTCCGCACGGATATCGAACTGCACGGGAGTAGGACTCATTTTATCTTTGTCAAACCCATTAGGCTGTATGTAGACAAAGTTTTCCGCTCCGAACGTATTGAGTTCTGCGGTTGTCACATCCCACTTTGCATCGGGATATTGTTTGCCGAGCATAGCAAGAGTTTGTTGCAAGAACTGACCCGGCACCAAGACTTTGCCCTCTCCGTTCAGCGTGTCAATCATAGACCCTGCATATACAACATCTATACTCCAAAGCAAATCCATTGCTCCGAAAAGCAACGGCTCGCCGAAAGGCACGTCGGGCATACAACTGTTCGTAGGGGTTGCATCAAGTTTCCATACTCCGAGTCCGTCCGCATAAGGCAGCGGAATTTCGGTGTTAAGAGTATCTATTCCCATTTCGTTCAGCCGACGCCGAACGCTTAGCGGCAATGACCTATAATCCATGCCGCTTTGGTACGGCGAGGGCAAGACGGGCGATTGCGCAACACCGCCTTTCGCGAAAACTTTGTATTGTATAACCTTTTTGCCGTTTTCGTTATACCTGCGCTCTTCTGTCAGCCAATATTGCAATTCGGACTCGTTGACGCGGTTGAAGTTGTTAAGCAACGATATAAAAAACACGCAGCCCACAATGTTGCCCGTTTCGTCAAACGACGGCAGAGTGCGGTCTATTCGAAAAGCAGTCAAATAGTTCCGTCCGCGGCTGTCCGTATTGATTTTGCACACGGCACTGCCGCCGACAAACTTAAACCGCTCGGCGCGCGCAAGGAAATTGAGAAAGCGAGTATCTTCCTGCCACACATCCGAAAAAAATCTGCGGGTAACATCGTCGCCCTCGAAAAAGACCTTATCGCCTATCACAAGCCGCGTGGCGCCGTCTATAATGGCTTTACCCGTTCCTGCGCTCAATGAGGCATTGACTCCCCAATCAGACGTCGCAGTGCCGTAAGCAATGCACGGACGGACTACATTCTGCATGTAAGAAATGTATTGATAATCGAGTTCCGAATAGTATGTGGACCCGTTGACGAAATCAGCCATGGGCGGCTTATTCTTCGACTGCAAATAATTTTTCAAATAATTCGGATATTCAAACATATTTACTCCTTTTATCCTGCCATATTCATATAGCCGTAATAATAATGCGCCGTTGCATACTTATCTGCGTCTATCGTGTGGTCGTCCTGTCCGTCTGCGATTTTATTATCCGCGTCGTAGCAGAACGAATCGATTTCGCGCAAACTCGGCTCGTTCTCGGGAATGTCCAACACTTTGAATATTCCTCGGAAATAGCCGTTTTGCAATCGCTTTATATCGCGCTCGATGTTTTTGTTTTCCACAGCCATACAAAAAAATCCCGTTTTATTACGGAACTCAATCATAAGGTCTTGTGTGACGACTGCCGAATCGAATACCCAGCATTCGTTGTACGCAGTCGGCATCGGGATTCCGAATGCGCGCATCTGCGCTTGAAATGTTTTGTACCATTGCAATATTTCGCCGACTTGCTCGCTATTCGGCACAGGCTCGCCTATCTTGCGCGGGTCGAGATAGAAAGTAGACAGTTTGACAAGCGATGCGTCGGACATAACCGCCCATGCACAGACTGCCGTCGGGTCTTTTACCACGCCGCTGTCCACGCCGTATATTATGTACAGCGGCACATTCCCACCGTAAGCGACCATGCTTTTAAAACGGTCAAGCGATACGACATTCTTATCCCGTTTGAACGTGTACAGCACCAGTCCTTCGAGCGATACCATTTCGCCGAGATACCAGTAAGCATAATGTTTGGGGTCGTTCTCTTGGGTTTCGAGTATTTCGTCAATGGTTTCTTGTTTCAACAGTCGACGTATATCTTCCCATGTGGTGTGAATCCTCGTCGCGCCTCTGTTTATCATTTTAGGAAACTCACTATTTGCCCAGTGCGTCCTTACAGGCGGAGGGTTATAAGCATAGACTATCTTTGCGTGAGGTAACAAGAATTTATTTGCCGTCGTTTCCGCCGCACGAACATGATTGAAACACTTAACCTCGTTTGCCTCGTCAAGAATTGCCATTGCGAGTGTACGTGACTGCGGCACAAACCCTTTCGTTGCGGTTAAATCGTCATCGGTTTTTCCGTTGATACCGCGAAAATAAATCTTGGCACCTGTACGCTTGCACCAAATTTCAAACGGCGACGTCTTTGCTTCGAATAAGTCCTCGACGCCGATTGACTGTATAGTAGCCCATGTGGAATTGAATATATCCCGCAAATCACGCTGCTCGGCACGCATGTAAAGTATGTTATTGAACTTGTTTTGAAGCGTAAGCGAAACGGCTACCGTTTCATTTGTGGTCGACTTCCCCGTAGAACGTCCGCTTACTTCAACGACCTTGCGAACGTTTTCATCAAGCAACGGTTTAAACGGCTCCGGCACTATGAATTTTATCTCGCTCATGTGCAGTCCTCTATGGACACGACAAAGCTTTGCTCTTGCTCGGGTTCGATTTCGACTTGCTTATCGCGCCACTTTTTCGGACGACGGTTTTTCAGCCAAAAAATTTGTGCAGTCGTATTTCCGTTCAATGCCGATTGCAGCAAAGCGTTTTCTACTTCTCCGTCGACGACATCACGAGTTTTTTTTAATACTTCCGAAAATTCCGAAAACATTTTTTTATATTCGCAAAACGTACTGACCGCTATACCCAAATTGCGAGCGACTTCCGCTTCCGTCGCGCCATTACGCAGCCAGTCCTCGATTTCGCCGAACCTCGGCGCGACATGCGTCGCGTATTTATTCGGTCGCGCCATAGTTTAACCTCCGAAAGTTTATTCCCCACGACAAAGGCGCCGACCGTTGCCGACGCCTTTCATGGAGTAAGAGAATAATGGAACATGAACATTCGGCTTTCTGCCGCAGTCCCATGGTATAATTATAACATGCTTTTTCGTTACAAAAGCGCAAAGATTTTGCGCTTTCACGCTAATTTATACTCTTGCACCCATTGATACGCATAATTCATGATGTTTTCCGTCCAGTATGTAAAGGTGCGCTCCGACACTCCCAACCGTTCGCAAACTCGCGTCCTTGACTTCTTTTCGAAATAGAACATTTTTATTAGCTCATACTCCATGTCCCAGCGAAAAGCAGTCATCGTATTCTCCACGACCTTACACCAAAGCATGTCGTTATGTTCCGCTGCCTTTATTCCTTTGCTCTCTGTCGGATTACCGGGAGACGCACGGCTTCCGACAGCGCCGTACATAGGCGTTATACCTTGTTCGGCAAGAGTGACAATATAGTCCGCTCCCTGCTCCTTTAATGTATCGTAGTTTCGAAATGCCCACTCTATTTTTTTGCGGATTCTTCTGTCAAGCATGTTTATTCTCTCCTTTCACGTTATATGTGATTTTGTCGTATTTCTGTCATGTTGCTTCTCCTTCATAAAGCATAACCAATGCGTATTGCTACGCTTCCCCGATTTATGCCCGAATATCGGTTTTTGGTCTGTTAGTTTCAAAATTTCACTTACTGGAATGTCTGTTTCGTTCCATTTGAAAATCAATACTCCGCTCGGCTCTAAAACTCTGAAACATTCCGAAAAGCCCTTATTAATTTCCGTTCGCCATTTGCCTTGTAACGCACCGTATTTTATTTGTTGCCAACCTGTTATTTCGCTGTTGGTTTTATGTAATAAATGCGGTGGGTCAAAGACTACTAATTTGAAAGAATTATCGGCAAACGGCAAGTTTGTAAAGTCGGACACAATATCCGGATTAACTTCATACTCTCGTCCGTCGCATAATCTTGTCTTGATTTTGCGTTTATCGCAAAACAAAACTCTGCTATCAGACTTATCGAAGTAAAACATTTTACCACCACAAGCAACGTCTAAAATTTGTTTCATAACTCCTCAACCTTTGCTTCTGTCTGTTCCTTATTCTTGTATGCGAGCAACTCTGTACCGTAGTCGGCATAATTCAACCAACCAAACAAGCTAACTGCGCTCAGTAATACACCATCTTGAATAGAATCCTCAATAACAGCGTATGTTTTTCCATAGGTTTCACTTTCTATCCACACCCAATCGCCCGATTTCAACTCTTTCAGCGATTGTATTGTCAACGGTTTCATTTTGTCACCTCAATTCCTGTTATTTCAAAGAATTTTTCTTTGTCGAAATTCGGAATATCTTGTATTGTTTTTTTTGCATCATCGGTTAATTTACTCCACCACATCCTACAAGCATCTTTATAATCATACTTCTTTAAATATCCGCCTATCAGTTCCTTTGCTTTATCAGCCTCTTTCTCATCGGCGGTATAATAAACCCATTCCGTCAAAATAAACGGCGCGGAACATAATGCTTTCATGTATTTGCTATTATAAAATTCTTCTACCGTCATATTGGAAATTTTATCGAATAAATTGCATTTAGGTGTTAATGTGTTAAAAAATCCCGTGTTGCGGTTGCCCGTGTTCCAGTCGCCCGTGTTCCAGTCGCCCGTGTTCCAGTTGCCCGTGTTCCAGTCGCCCGTGTTGCGGCTGCCCGTGTTCCAGTCGCCCGTGTTGCAGTTGCCCGTGTTGCGGCTGCCCGTGTTCCAGCTGCCCGTGTTGCAGTCGCCCGTGTTGCGGCTGCCCGTGTTTATATATCCTGTATTATCAAAACCGGTATTGCTTATCTTCAACACTTCTTCTTTTGTTAATACACGCACTACACGTAATTTATTTGTACAACTCTTTTTCATGTCACTTTGATTGACTATCTCACCGAGGATTTCAACCTCACCTATAACGCTACTTCTTAAATCGTAATAGTCGTTTATATCGTTAAGATTCCAACAAAAGTGGATACCCCAGTTACAAAGTTGCGGTTTTCCTGATACCTCGGCTATTTCTCCAACAGCGAAAACCATATCCCTGCAAATAAGTTGCTTTTTATCGTTGATCCTAAATCCTTTATATCCTGTTTTCTTTTCCATTATTATTTTGCCTCCTTGCTATATTGCAATTATTGAATCCTGTGATTTTTCCAACATCGGTAAAACCATCTTGCGGCGCCACTTATTGACAAATGCTTGCACTTCGGGAGTCGCGTTCGACTGACCGCCGTAACCCAAATTTGTCGCGACACCGCGGCACTGGACTACTCTGCCGTCATCCGACAGTTCGAGCATATAGAACGCTTCGGTCGGAGCATCGCAGCGACGTATCGTCCATATCGAACATCTGCCGTCCGCAATTTTGTCGGCATAGCCTGCCGAGCAGTTATGCATAGCCTGAGCCTCGTGCACAAGGTCCGACGGCGTTTGTATAACCGCTATCGCGTACTTGCCGTCGGTATAGTTCTTTTTCAGCCACTTTTGAATTTGAGTGCAAAAATTACGCTTGCATTGTTCTGCTCTTTTATACTTTGCGGCGGATATTCCGCGAGCGTGAGCGGCATCGAGTCTTTTCGGCATAATTATTTGCGGGTCGGTCAAATCGTAGCCGAGAAATATACAGTCGGATATGTAATCCGTATAATCGCGGATAAACATGTCCGCACCCGTATAAGCAGATGACTGCGTCGTATAGTATTTGAACCATTGCTTGCGCGTCATAAACGAATAGTCAAAATCGTTGCCGCGGCGGTCGTTTAACTCTTTTACGAATGCTATTGCCAAAGTCTGCCGCTCTTTCGGAAGATTCCACGTCTTAATTTCTTTGCGTGCGATGATTTCTTGCAGCGTCATATTTCTGCATTCCGCGATATCGTCTTTCCCGTAAAGTCCCAAATTCTTAACCGATTTTATATTGCAAAAAAGGCGCTTAGTGTCGCCCCAGTCGTATCCGCGGTACAGCAACTGTTGTCCGAGCGTATACAGTCCGAGTTTATATATCATCTCCAATCGCGGCTCTTTATCATATTCGCGCAAATAGTGAAAGGGATTTACCAGCGAATGTTCGGCTGCTGTTTTCAATTCCGAATAACGATACTTGCTTTCGGCAAACAGACTGCCGAGATTTTCGGGATAAGTATTGAGCGGTTTATCGCAGATTCGCCAGCCCGTCCAGCTCATGCCGTGTTTGCGTCCCACTCCCGTCAACCATCGACCGTCACGGGTGGGATGAAAATATCGGACATCTTCGCCGTCGAAATAGTCGCGCTCTTCTTCGGTACGTTTTATTCTCGTGTACACTTTGCCGTCTTTTAGATAGGATTCCTTCTGCGTCACAAACAACCGTTGTATCCAGCCGCCGTCTGCATGCTGCAAGAGTGCAAAATAGTCTTCTTGCGTTATTGTATCGTATTTGGATTTTGTGAGACGTACTTGTTTATTGCACTCGGGACAAACAACCGTGCGGCTTGACCGTGCCGACGTCAACTGCACTTCTGCGCCGCACTCGCAATAGCCTATATACTTTTTAGGTGCTGTCCTTCGATAAAACATAATCTTTTGAAACAGACTTGCCTCCCATTGCTCATAAGCGAACGGGACGAAACTGCTCATAAATCCAATCATATTCGCTATCCCGCGACTGCGCTTGCGTTCGGCTCGCAGCTGTGCCTGTTCCGACTTAGTCACCGTCATTCTCTCCACGCTATGCATACACATCTTTGTCACCTCTCAAATAAAATCGTCGAGATTTACTTTTGCTTGCGGTTTTGCGGATAGACGGCTGCTCGCCCGCTCGTACTTTGTGCCGAGGTACTCCGCTATTACCGAGGCAGCTTCAAACGGTCCGACACATGCGACATTTCCGTTTTTCTTAGCATCTACTAAAACCAAATTAGCATTTTCTCCTATCTTAGGTTGTAAAAATCTAATTCGCTTTGCCTCAAAATTATTTTTTTTCAAAGTTAATAATAACTCAGCAAACCTATCAGCGCGGTGTACAATTACCAAACTACCACCATTTTTAAGAATTTTCCTAGAAATACTAACAATTTCATCCAAAGTAACCAAAATCTTATGTCT